TCGCATGCTGAGCGAAGCGACCAGGAATGTCGGTTGCTCGTCTTTCGGTTTTGATGCGTCGCTGTCCAGGACAATCCCGAACAAAACGCCAGGCTCAAGAAACTTCGGCATACATCCTCCTCGTTTGAAGTTGTGGAAAATTACGGCGTGAAGACGATCGATACTTCTTGATCAGGAGTCGATCCGTTTTGGCCGCAAAGGAACGTGAGCTCGTCGGTAATCAAAGATTCGCGATCCGCCCCTTGAATGTTTTCAATCGTTGCCACCGGTGCGGAGACGACAATCTTCGAGCTGGTCGGCCCAGCGATTTCGAAAGTCAGGATGTAGGGAGTCGAGTCCCGGAAGAACAGATATCGGTCCTGGGTTCCGATTAGCTTTGCTTCCGGGTTGCAGGTGACGAGCGGTCGCCTGTTGGTGACGACCGCCGACAGGTAGCCGCTGATGTTGTTTGCGGCAGTGCCTTCTCGAAGATAGACCGTGTTCCCAGAGTCCAGAGTTACGTTCTGGCATTGCAAGGCGACCGAATTGAACGTCGTTACACCCGAAGCGTATCGGAGCGGTGCGACGGTCGGGTACGTCGGTGCGATCAAAGTAACGTCCGTAGGAGTCTCCCAGATGCCGGTGAAGTCCCATTCGATCATGGCTTGCTTGCCGGTATCGCAGACGAGCTTGAACGTTCCCATGCAACCGCGAAGCTGCTTTCGGCGTCCGTCTTCGTACACGGCCATCGTCAGCGTTTTGACGTTGGCACCAGGTGCCTCGCTGCGCGGGGTGAACGTGTTGGTAGCCTTAACCCAGCCGCAAGCAGGGAAGAACGTGTCTGCCCATCCGGGTTCCGTGGCAGTACCGTCCCAGCCGAGATCGGTCTTAAACGTGATCCGTCCCTTGTGTCCGCCGGTGGTACTGGACAAGTGGCCGAAGGAACCTTGACCCTCGCGAGGTGTCTTTTCGATCTCGTGCTGGACGGTGAGATCGTAGACGTTGTATGCCGCGTCTCCAGCACCCAGCGTTTCCGCAGTGCCGGCAGTCGCCTCAGTCTTGGCGGCAAGGATTCGTTTTCGTTTCAGCAGTGTCATTTAGGTGCCCCTGGATGCTCGGAGTTTTAGGATTCCTTTTTTCTCCAGCAGAATCGCTCTGACTCTGCGTTTGATTTCGATCGGCAAGCGTTCTTCGGCGATCTTTTTGGCCTTTGGAATCGCCTGGATGTCGCTGTAGTAGTCGCCTGGTGCGGGACCGTTGAGGCGAATGATCGGAGAGGGAGTCGATCCGACGCGACGGAAGACGTGATGCTTGCGAGTGGTGACGATGAACGCATCATGCAGGATCCGCGTGCCGTTGTTGCCCTTGACGGGCTTGGTGAGCTTGACCTTGATTCCCTTGTTTTGCTTTTCGCCTTTGCGAGTCTTGGTGTATTGCCGTGCGTCGTAGTACTTGAGCGGGAACGGATAACCGCCAAAGAATCCGAGACGTGCCTGGAGGGTTTCGGTCGTCGCCATGCTCTTGGCCTTGATCGATCGCTTCAGCGTCTCGGCCTTCTTGAACCCTGGCTCGAAGTTGTTTTTGAGGTGCATTACCTTGCCAAGTTCCTTGGCGATCTGCACTCGCACGGTCTTTGATACCTTGTTGATTGATGCTCGCAGGTGTCGAGGGATCAGCTTCTGGAAATCGCCAGCAGCGACATACAACTCTGCAAGACTTTTTTTGTCCACGTCGATTTTCATCACGGCTCAGATCCTCGACACGAATGGAGAGTATTCAGAGACGCGGTAAAGCACATGGATCGGAAGGTTGACTCCGTCAGGCCCGCCATCGAACGAGACGTACTCAATGCGTCCGAGCTCGGTGTTGATCGCCAGCCCGCCCCAGTTATGCCATGTGCTGTTGGGTGTGGTGATCGCTTTGACGATGTCGGCAGCGGCTTGATTGACTGCATCCTCACCGCTCCCTTCGTCTGGCATCAAGTGGCATCGAATATTCCAGGTTTGCCTCCGTGCAATGCCTGGCGGATTTCCTGGTATGTCTAGGTCGGGAACTCGTTCATCGTCGCCTTGGACGATAACGATCTGGCGATCGCGAGGCGTGAATTCTCCGACTCGCGTCGGTACCACAACCTCGGCGATACCGATCTCGTAGGCGTCGTTGTCCACCATCAAGGCAACGCGATCGGTGATCGCATTGGCTATCTGGTCAACGATGGCTAGCGACATTCAAGCACCAACATTCCTTCGTCATGGCTGATGAGGCGTGTGATGCTCCGTCGCTCGGCTGGCTTTCCAACCCGCACCGCGAACGTGAGCATGTCACCGCCAATGTTCAGTTCGTTGCTGGCGATTCCGGTGGCGGCATCGTTGGCAACATGGACCTCGAAGACGGGGGTGATTGTGTCACCGTCCTCGGGGTTGATCGCGAACGCCTCGCGCTGGACGACGGCGTTGATGGTTCGCGAGAGTCCGTTGCGTTTGTAGTACACAACGGACTCCGCAAAGTCGCTTGCGTTGCAGAACACTTGAGCCGCATCGGAGCGGATGGTGTCATGCAGCGTCATTAGGCTCGTCGCTTGCAAACGATTTCCACGAAATCGATCACGCAAACGTCCGCGTTGGTGTTCGCGGCTTTCTGCAACTGGACAATCGGTTGCAGGCCCGAGCTGTACGCCGACATGTCGAAGGTCTGCGAGGCACAGACTCGAATGCCGTCGATGTAGAACTTGACGTTCGACTTGCCGCCCGTGAAGTCGATCACGAAATCTCGGAAAGTGTTTGCGAGTGCCAAGCCGGTGGAAACGTCGTCAACGTCTCGCGTGCCATCGTCGGTCTCGCAGTAGACAAGCGACGTCGAATTTGCACCCTCCATCCGGAACCAAGCATTTGCGGCGACATCGTTCGACGCATCGTTTCGAGCCGACCCAACGCCGAAGCAAAGGATCGATCCGGAGGTGAAGGTCGTCGCACCGATGCGAACCCGCATGGTGACTCGCTGGATGTCGTCAATGTCGAATGCGAGTGAGTCTCCGTGATGCAAGCCGAGAATCTGAATCTGGCTGGCACTGGTCAACGTCAGGGTCGCAAGACTGCCCGCTCGCACGTGGGTCGGAGGTGCAGCACCAGTGACCGCAGTAACCCACGGAGTACCGATGTTTGCGGAGGTTGGAAACGTAACGCTCGAACCGACAAAGTCGTCAACGTAGCGTTGTTCAAAATCGAGAAGCTCGGCCATTTGTTTTCTCCAGGTTTGGAAGTTGTGTTTGCTTGAGGGAAAGCCCTGGCCGATTGCGACCAGGGCGGGAAGTCGTCAATCAGGCTAGGCAGCGTTGCGGAACAACCCACGCCAATCGATTGCAGCGACACCGAACGTCTGGCGGACGTTGTACTTGTAAGTGTCGGTGTCGAAATCTTGCTCGCTGGTCAACACTGGCGACTCTTCGCCGTTGAGGAACGCGAGCTCGACAGTGTCGATCTGGTTCGTGTTCGCGGCCAAGTACCAGTTGACGCTGCTTGCGGCGTGCAAGATCGGCTCCACCACGACTTGCAGCGGACGAACGCCGTTCACGCCGTAGATGTTCACGACGCCTTCGTTGTTGTTCGCTGCGTTATAGCTTTGGCTGTTGACGATCTCCAAAGCGGTCGCACTGTAAGCAGGCGGCACAATGAGGAACGCCGGAGTCAATCCGAGGATTGCATCCGATGCCAAGCCTCTCTGGAGCATCATCTGCTGGTAGCCAGTGTTGAGGGTTCCTACCGCCGGAGCACCTGCACTACCAGAGACATTGCTACCGCTTGGGTGCGACGCGCTGAAGAGAGCAAAACCGTCAGCCATTGTCGGGTTGCTGGTCAGCACCTCGTAGACCTTCTTGTTTTGAAGGCGACGAGCAGCGTTTCCGTGCATGGCAGGAATGCGGCTCAGTGCGTCCAGGTCATCGTTGATGACCGTTTCCCACGAGACCGAAAACTGCTTGCCGTACTTCTCCACTCGGTAGCTGGTCCGAAGGTCGGTGATGACTCCTTCGGGGTAAGCCTGAGCCTCTGGAATCGCTTCCAGGTCGGGCGATTCACCCATGCGGATCCGGTTGATCGGCTTGAAGTCGTCAACGCTTGCGGCTTGCCGTGCCCAGAGCGACCATGTGTAGGTCGCTTCTTCGTAGGCAGCGAGCAGCGTTTTGTTTGCTGCGTCGAGCAGGAGCGATGGGAACGAGCCGGTCGTATGGTAGGCATCGCGTTGGACGCGGTACTTTGCTTGGACCCCACGAGCACCCATTGCAATGCGTGCGATCTCGGGCATGCCGAGCTTGTCGGTGTGAATGCCCATTCGCTGAACGCACATGGTTGCCATTCGGCGAAGGTCCATTCGCTCGAACTCGTCAGCACCGGGTGCGGCCTGAGAACGATTGCGAAGACCAGCGGCCTTCATCGATCGCTGAATCAGTCCGCTGCCGATCGCCGATGCGAACTTGTCGTCGGCGGATTCGGTAACGCGAACGTCGGGATTGGGAGAGGTTCCTACGGGTTCTTGGGTTGCCATCTTGCGGATGATCCTTTCGCGAGCGACTTCCACAGAAACACCCTCGTCGATGAGCTGCTCGGCAAAGCTTCGCTCAAGCTTTGCGAGTTTCACATCGGAGTAAATTGATTTGCGTCGGAGTTGGTCGGCAGCAAGTTGGCGTGCAACCTCGGCCTCGACCTTTTGCTCAACGTCTTCGGCTGGCATGTCGGCTCGCACTGCTTCGGGTGCGGGCTCTTCCTTGGGTTCTTCTTTGGCGTCGGCCATCATTTCGACCTCTGGCATGTCGGGTGACTCGGACTCGCTAGCGGACGCCTTGCCCGCTAGAAACGTGATGATTGCTACTGGGTCGGTCATACCCTCAGGCACGCCGAGCTTCTGAACTGCGGCCTGCAATGCCTCGTCCATCCTCGATACTCCTTCTCGGTCGTATGACCGTCGAACGGTGGAATTTGGATCTGCACCCGTTGCACAGATCGATGCGTTATGCGGCTCCCATGCGGTGATAATTTCCGCTGGACCTTCGACGACCTCACCCCGTGCGGTGGTGTAGGTCTTCCCCTCTGGGATCAATTGGCGATCGATGACAATCGCATCAATCGAGAAGTCGTTGAGATGACCTTCGGCGTAGCGAGTGGCGACGACTTGCGATTCTTCGTCGCTTGCAAACTCAGCGACTCCGACTAGCTGGCCGTCCTCGATGGTGATGTTGCGGATCGAGCCGAAGACATTGCGAACGGTCTTGTCATTGTGGCTGTCAACAATCGGCAACTGCCGCTTGGCATTGCGGAACTGAACGCCGTCCATCAGCAATACTTGCTTGATCCAGCCGCGTTGCTGGTCATAAATTTCGATCGGCGTTTCGGTCGCGATCACAGCCTTGCCGTCTTTGGGTGCGGCAAACAGGCGGGTGATCCGCTGAACCGACGCCAGGCGTGCTACCGCTTTCTTTTCGTCGAGCTGCTTGCGTCGTTTGATCAGGATGGCTTTGTTCATGTTGCGGCCTCCGGTTCGACGGCGTCCACGGATCCATCCATCGCGTCAGTGACCAACGCATCGACGTTGTCGGGACTCATGCCGATCGACGATAGGAAGACGCGGGCCTGAGTCTCTGAGAGAGTGCCTGCAGCAAGCTCTTCCAGGGTCTTGAAGATGGCTTTGCGGTTGCGGTTGAACTGGAGGGTTGACAGACCCATCATTTCGCCAGTGCCGGAGGTTCGCTGCTCGACAGGTGCGGACGGTGCAGATCCCTGCGGATCGCTTGCCGCCGTCTGTTGTGTCTGTGCGGCACTGATCGCTAGTTGCTGCTCTTCGGCAGTGACTAGGCCCAGCTTCCGCCGCATCCGCTCTTCTTTTGCTCGCTGATAGAAGACGCTGCGGAACGATCGGCCACGCGAGCCGAGGACGTTTTGGTACGTGTCGGTGAACGAGTTCAATGCCATCTCGCTAGCGGTCTGTTCGCTCTGTGGATCGACCCATTCCCATTCCGGAGTCTGCCACTCGACAGGAGCGACGCGGCGTCGATCGTCGAGCAGGTCGGACGATGCCGCAAAACCTGGCAAAGCAGACAACGCCGCCGCATCACAAAACGCATCCCAAACCGGTTGGCAGAGGTGCCGAATTAGGTATTGCTGCCAGCATCGAAAGCGGCGTCGGTCTTCGAGTTGGCTGGTGCGGCTTGAACTGTAGGATGTCTGGCTGTAGTCGCGTGCGACAACTTCGTAGGAGAGGCCGGTGCCGACCGCGATACCACGGAGGATAAGCTGGATCCACGGCTCGGCACCGGCGTTGGGACGGCCTGGATTGAGGCCGACAACGTCTTCGCCAGGCTTCAGCTCCATGATCATGCCAGGCTCGACGTATCGCTCGCGATTTCCCGCTGAGTCGGTCCCGCTGCCGCCGTCTGGATCGTAGAGGTTGCCGATCGGCGTATCGGTCTTGATCGCCACCGTGAAGCAGGACGCGACCGCCGAGGCTTGCAGCTCGTTGTCAACGTAGGTTCCAAGATCCCGAATCCAAGACAACGCAGGAGCAAACCAGGTGACGCCGCGTGTCTGGCCGACGCGATCACGCCGGAATAGGTGCATGATCTCGTTAGCCGGTATCCGCTCTGGTGTGCGAGTGAATGCGTACGGCTGGAGCGGGTGGTCTTTGTAGATCCAATAGGCGACAGGCTTTCCGAGTTCGTCCACCTCGACGCCACGTATGATGCGGTTGCCGTTCTGTGCGGATAGCCGAGCGGCGTAGGTGTCCTTGTCGCCTGCGAGACGGTCGGCTTCGATCAATTCAAGTGCGAGCGGTACAGGTCGCAGGATGCCGCGATAGGTAATGCTCGAGGTGCGGACAATGCGGACCAGCACTTCCCCGGCCTCGACAATCTCACGCTGTGCAGCGGCCTGCAATTCCTCGAAGGTGTATTGGCCGTTGACGTCGCAGACTTCGCACCACTCGGACCAAACCT